AGAGTATAATCTATCTCGTCGTCTGATAAAGCGAATTGTGTAATTGTAAAAGAGCCATCACCTCTAGCAAGTAATTCTCTTCCTTTTTTTGTTAAAATAGCATCTACTGTTACTATTGAATTATCTAAATATCCCATTTTATTTTATTTGTATATTATATAAATATCTTGTTTTATCGTTTTTTATTTTTATGATTGTGCATTTGGATTATCTATTCCAAGCAGTAATGCGTCAGGACATAATGATGATGAAAATAATGTTCCAAAATCATCAGTATAGACTAACTTATTATCTTCAGGTACATAAATTACTGATTCTCCTACAGAACTTAAAGAAGAGTTAAATTGATCTTCTTTATATACATCAGTTCTATCTATTCTATTAATAGCTGTTGTACTAGCTATAGTACCTGCAGTAGTTGAAAGATACCCTCTGACTATTTTTAATTTTCTTGTAAAAGGATTATGCTCTTCAACTCTCACTATTTCACTTAATGAACCGAACATTAAAAGGTCTCCTACTTCAAAATCAGATTCGTAAGTATCGCTATTAAACATAGCATAACTAATAATTAAATCATCGGCAGCAGCTGTATCAGGAGATACTATTGCTCCGGTACTTTGACTAGTGAAAGACGGAGTAATACCTGCTCCAGTATGAAGAAGATCCTCTAGTATTCTATCATTATTACCTAAACCGCATGCATAATCTCTATTAACATCTATAGGATGGATTTCCCCTTCAAACTCTCTTGCAGAAAGTGAAGGTGGTACTCCTGCAAATGAAATTGCATTAGTACTTGTTCCTTCGTATCTAGCATTTATTAATCCAGTATCAGTGTAAAAACTGTCTTGAACAGCAGCAGCTGAAGCTGACTGTTGAAGTATAGCTGTAAAATTAGAAGGTCTAACTGTTCCAGTTTCTCTATCAGCAACTACTCTTAAAGAATTTTTTCTTAAATTATCTCCATTATTAATCAGAACATTAAAGTCCGAAGATAAAAATATAGAATCATTGAAAAAAGGTTCTAAAGTAACTAAGACATTTAATTCAGGATTATCTAAAGCTGCTGCAAAGATATTAGGTACTAAAGTATCTGAAGTTACCTGAAATAAAAAGAAAGGAACTGTTCCTTCTATAAAATCTCTACCTGTAATAGTAAATATATAACTTACATCATCAAACGTAAAAGATACGGTTTCTACTTGTTCTAAGACTGCGTTTAAGTTATTACCTGTGTTAAGAGGAGGGGAAACATTAGCAGCATTCTGTGATATGGATATGGCTTCTATTCTACCTTCAGTGTCGTTTATAGGGTTATATAGAACATTAATTCTACCTGAAAAATTAATATTTGCTCCTGTTCCAACTGCTGTATGTAAAAGTAAAAAATCTTGTATAGTCATATTTTTTAATTTTAAGTATTTTTAGGTGATGTAGAAGTATTATCAATATCTGTCTCTGCTGTACCGGTATCGCCTGCATCAGTATTACCACCACCGGTTATTCCTATACCACTTCCACCCCCCGATCCACCACAGGTTGTTAATCCAAATAATGTAGTAGTAAAAATACTACTAAAATCACTATAATTTGCAGAGTCTACTGAACCGTTAGTATTACCTGTAGTATAAACATCTATACCATGAGGTGGTTGACCAGTAGAGACGTCATCATCTGAGTTTGTATTTCCAGGGTATTGTCTCCAATTACCTAAACCGTTACCTGCTAAATTACTGTTCCATACTCTACCTCTATTTAATCCATTTGCCATTTCATATGCATAAATACCACCATCTGCAGGAGTATAATCATCAGCATCTCCGTTAGCGTAGATAGGTAATTGATCTTGAAGAACTTGAGAAGGAGTAATAGCTCCACCGTTAAGATAGGTATCTTGAACTATCACCCATACTCTTTTTACATCTTGGGCATTACATATAGTAGTTATCTCTACACCAGCTCCTGTGTTGATTACTGTATTCGATATGTGAAGAAAATCAACGTAACGTTTTTCACCCGGTGCCTCTGGAAGATCATACCAACTACTTTGAAGAGAGCAATTTACATCAGTTACGGCTTTAAATTGTATTTCCCTTAAAAACATGTTTTCCTCAATTGGTACACCATATAAACTTTCACCAACTATAGGTACATCTAATCCTGAGACTTCATCGTATAAGTCATTATGAAGATTAGGAAAAGCTTCTAGTAATGCTGTAAAATTAGAGGGTACTGCTGAAGTTTGAGTACCGAAAGGATCGAATTCCGCATCTGCGTCCACTACTATAGGTTGATAACCGCTTATCCATTGAGGAGGGTTAGTAGTAGCATAATAGCCGGGAACCGGACCGTATATTTGACTAAAGGTTTCACCAGCATTTGGGCCTGTCCTATAGGTAAATTCTAATCTTACTCTAATTCTAAAGAAATAACTAGTAGTTGCTGTAATTCCAGTAAATGCAAAAGGGTATACATAGTGCTGAGTGCTTCCGTTCTGTAATGTATTAGTTGCTAGTATAGCGTCTAATGCCCCTGTTCTAGGATTTGGATCTAAGCTTGCATGTATATCTCTTAATGTACAGGTATCGAATTGTAAAGTTAGTATATGTCTACATCCCGTTAAGTCTTCGGTATCTGCTACTTCTATAGTAACTAAATTAGTACTCGGATCTATATAACTAAAGTCGTAATTATTTACAGTTCCGTTAGCTGTTTGATAAACATTACCGTCAGGATCATCGATTCCATCGATAGTACTACCTATTTCTACTCCTTGTACAAAAAACGTTAAACGAGTATTCGTAAGAGATGGATTAGTATTTACATCAGTATTAGTTGAATCGAAGAAAAAACTAAATAAATTATAATTTACTGCAACCGTCAAAGGATTAGGAGGATTAGAAGCTATTTGAGTACCGTCGTTAAGTCTACACTCTACTACCATTACAGTTCTTGTTTCTTGACAACCTTCTTGAGGTGGATCAAAATTTTGATTAGCTATTCCATTTCCGTGATCTGCATGAGTAGCCTGTACTTCAAAAGTATCATATTGTTGAGGTACTTCAGGTTGACTAAAGTTATGTACAAAAGGGCTTATATTAGGTTCTTCACCTTCTACGTCATATGAATATATAGCAGTATCACCGCTGAAGATATTTGAATTAAGTAAATGTATATTGTCTAACGGATTAGATAATATAAAATTACCTGAACCTGTTCTAAGTAAACATAAGCTATCAGGTATTTCTGTCCAGTATTGTACATCGTATCTTACCTCAGGGTAGTCTATTTGTTTGAAAGGATTACCTTCATTAAGTTCACCGTTAGATAACCTAATGAAACTATTTCGTAATTCTCCATCAAATTTAGGTTCGCCATAATTTCTATTATAGAGGACTAAACCGTCTGCGGTAGGAATATTATGAGATACGAACTCTCTAGGTCCGAGAGGAGTCATTATTCTTCCTTCATTATTGCCTGTTTTACTCTCTCCTCTGAAAGCACCTACTCCGACACTTTTAAAACTACCACCATTCGAACCTGATATGAAAGCTGTATCGATTGAGCCAGTATATTCAGGACGAGTCCATACCATAGATGGGGCTTTTGCTTTATTTCTATCAAGTAAATGAGGTTTTAATATTATTCCTGCATCAGTAACGCTTCTTGCAGGTACAAAATCTCTAACCATTCTAAATAAAACATTATCAAAAAATTTGATAAACCTTACAAAATCTTTTACATTATATGCATCTATATTATTTAAAATAGTTTCAGAGTAAGAGTATAAATCGGTATATTTGTTTGTCGGATAACCTCTAGGATCTCCTATATACTGGTCTATATTAAAATCGTTATTAGGAAATAATACTTGCGACTGAGATACTATGTAGCTATCTATATTATCAGAAGGAGAAAATCCAACTTCTACTCTATGTAAATCTTGTGATAAGTTATTATCGAGATTAGTTATATAAGTATAATGAGAAAGAGTATTACCATCGACAATGCTTCCTGTATTATTAGTTCTAACTTTATCTATTGAACCTGTAAACGCTTGTTCTCCTCCAAAATAAGGTAGATCTAAAGCTGATTGTCCGCCAAATATTTTTATTTTTAGAACATCAGAAGGTATTCCAAAACAGTTAATTAGCGCTCTTAAACCTCTTTCAGTACCTTTAGATTTCAAAAGAGTAGGAAGATTATGATAAATTCTTTTGTATATAGCTTTTTGATAATCATTTTGAGATAATTGCTCAGTACCACTTTCAATAATAGTTAATCCCTGTTCTTCATTAAATTCGTAAGTATTTTTAGTAAAGTATCTAAATAAATCTTCTGCTGATTTATTACTAGTATATAATTTAATTCCAAAATTTCTTAATAAATCTTCAACTAAATCTTTCGATACACCTTTATTTAATCTATTATCTGCATCGTATTTTCTCGATACTGCATCTGTATATATCCATAGGTTATCAAAGTGTTGACCAATCATGTCTATGAATAAATCGTAAGGTCCATTATCAGGATCTTCCTTTAAAAAAGAAGGAATAGTGTTAGCTAAAAGATCTGGGTTGGTTGCGTCGTATTCAATAGCTTCACTAACTTCGTTAATATACCAATCAGTAGCTTCAGTAGTAGAAGATACTTGATTTACATACGGTTTATCTGCATTGGATTTAGGCCACGAAGTTGAACCGCTTTCAAAATAAAGATGCCTTTCGTAATGATCAAAGTTATTAACTACTCCATTGAGCAGATTTTCGTAGTAAGCAACACTACCGGACATACCTACGTTAGTGTATAAAGTTCCTGTAGAATTTATATTATCTAAACTTGATTGATAACTTTCAATTAAATCTAATTTGTATTTAAAATTACGTACTCTTTCTTCAGCAGATGAAAAATTAATAAAATTAGAAAAATCACTATAATCTAATCCTAATTCTGCTCCTTTTTCATTAAATAAAGAATTTAATTCTCTATTAGTATTGTTAGTAGGGAAACTAAAAAGCTCTGCGTAGTTAAAATATTGGGAGGGTTCAGTAGATTGTACTTCTACATCAACAGCAAAATTAGGTCCTCTTAAAAAAGGTACTTCTTCTTTTTCAGGTATAATAGTAGTTTCTACTTCATAAGCTATAGAATCTGCAATTTTTTCTACTATACTTAATTGTGATTTTAAGTTTACTGATGTAGGAAGAGGTCGGTAAAGTTTTACTAATACGGCTACTGTATCTCTGAAGAGTTCTTGGTCTATGTTTAAAACTCTAAAAAATGGAGATGGATTGCCAAAGTTAACATATAAGTCAGGCACGTAAGTATCGCTATTAAATCTTTCGTTTAATTCGTTACTAACGCTTTCTACGTCCGAAGTGGTTGTGTTTAGAGCAACTAGTCTAAGCTCAGTTCTATCATCAGAAATGCTTTCTAAATAAAAATCTAAAGCAAGTAAACTTAATAGAGAAGTATAAGGATTGTTGAAAAAAGAATAAACTAACTTTACATCTTCTCCATCGAATCCGTTATCTAAATAATCACTTTGAATATCAAAACTTAATTCAGTCGTCCCGCTTTCTCCATCTTTACTGCCACCGCTTAGTACTGAAAAGTTAGTAAATGAACTTATGGTCTGTACTTTATAATTTTCAGAATTGTAAAAAGATAATTCTATAAAATCTTTAGACGGATCAAATGCTCTATGTATTTCAGATGAAACCAGAAGATCGGTATCTTGAGAGGAAAGTTCTCTAAATCGATCAAAATTTTCAGGGTTAATTTGGTATATACTATATTCCTTCTTGGCCATTTTCTAATTCAAATAATTGTTGGTTAGCATTTAATAGCTGCTGTCTTAACTGACCTATCTCGTCTAATAACGGTTGAAGATCCTCAGTTGACTTTTCTAAATCTACTAATTCAGAACTCTTCTGTAGTAGGTACTGATGGGAATTAGTTTCACCTTCTAGCGGTATCGTAAAATATAATTTATCATATAGCCTAAATAATTCTTCAACAGTATCAGTATCTACTTCTTCTACAGGTTTAGTAAAAGTTTTAAATTCTCTATCTACTACTCTACCTATTTCGTTAGTCCTATACGCAGATTTTATTATATTTATTCTTTCTCTAGCCATTTCTAACTACTTTAAATATATTACGGTTATCTACTACAACGGTACTTCCGTCTAATTCAGTTTTAATCAATATTCGATAGTATCTTTCAGGTTGTAGTCCATCCATGTAAACATCGAAGAATGAACCTGTAGGTGAACAGCTTATTTTAGTAAAATCAGTATTAAAATCTACTACCATTTCTTCTGTATTTTCATCTCGCAAGCCCCAGTATGAAGCAGATGGTAAGACGTGATTAGTTAAATAGACAGAAGAGGTAGTGAATCTTCTGGTTGGATATTGAGGTCTAGAAGTTAATCTAAATCTTTGCTTACCAACGTCTGGGTATTCACCTCTGTTATTTTTAATATCTATTGTTGCTATATCTGTGTTCAAAAGCGGTAAGTTACCCTGATCATATGTTCTATCATCCCATCCAAATTCTAAAAACGGTGGATAAATGGTATTTGTATCTTTACCAAAGTACTTTAAACGTATAGAAGAAGAAGTAAAATGTTCAAATTCATCTTGTAATTTAATAATGAAACCTCTATTAGTCAAAGTATCGTTGTATATTTGCTTCACAGCTGAGGTTACATTTATATCGACATCATGTGTTGATGAAATGCTATGAGATTGATGGAATTCCATATTAGCTCCATTAGATGCTGTAAACCAGTTACCGCCGCCCTCTTTACCGGCTATAAAAGAAGCAGTAGTTAAGGTAGTATATCCAGAAGTACTCCAAGCATTAGTTTTATTAACATTTTTAAAAACCCAACTAGCTCCTGTTTCATTTATTGGAAGATCCCCAAATTTACCTGTACCGTTATCCCAGTCGCCAGTAGCAGAATGTATAGGATAAGCATACAGAACATAATCTACGGGCAGTTCGCTAGCTTCTGCTAAATAAAGTTTAATACTGGAGCTAAAGTTAGTATTACCTATTTTATTATTTACAACATTGTCAATATCATCATTATCGAATTGTATCAAAATTCTTGCTGCTTGACCAGTTCCGTCTACTACTCCCGGGTAGCCTCCTACTTCTATGATTTCGTCTTTACCTGCGTTACTTGTATTTTGCTCAGTATAGATAAAAGTATCTTTATCGGGAAATATTCTATAAATTGCCATTTTATAATGTTGTTGTTCTTCCTGTAATATCTCTATTAGGAAATTTTAATTCAAAAATCATAGTATCATAAGAAGGATAAACTATATTATTTTTCATAGCTCCTTTAATATCGTAAGCATATTGTGAATAGTCTCCTCCTTGTTTATTTACTATCTCTACTTTACTAACTGTCTGTACTCCTACTACTTTATCTAGTACACTGTAAATACTAGATACGTTAATAGGTTGGTTTATATTCCATTTACTAATGTCGAAATAGTCTTGTAAAGTTAAATTACACTGTAAGAGTACATCTCTACTGTTGTAATTAGGTCTAACTAAAATATCATAATTTATCCCAAAATTAACTACAAAAGCATCTTTTATATTTAATGCATCAGTTATAGGCATATAATAAGACATATAGGTTTTTAAATTACTTTTTAAAGTATCAGAAGCAGTAATTAACTTATTATCGTTATTAAATGCTAATACATATAAAGATAACGCTAAAGGATTACTATCTATTATAGCGTCGGTAGTAGATTGCGTACTGTTCAACTCATCTTGAGTGACAAATACTTTACCGACAGTACCGAATTTAGGATCTAGAGACAATGCTCTAATAGTATAATCTTGTAGAGTAATAGTTCTTTTTTGTTCTGCAAATGATCTCAAAGAGTTTTGCCTTATTTCTTCTATAGTGTCTCCATCTTTACCGCCTGCTGCTGCTTTCGGGTTATTAACAGCTAAAGTATTAATATATGTGGTATCGGTAGCCGAAGTCGTTCCTGTAAAAGAAGTTAAAGTATTAGCAGGGGCATTTGCTTGGACTCCTCCTCCTACTAGGTATTTTATTGTTAACGTAGTATTAGATGGTGCTAAGCCGTAAGTTTGGGTATTGAGAAAATTAGAAGGGTCATATGCTTTATCTAAATTATTGATACCAGGAAAATTATTACTATTAGATTCAAAATCGTAATTAAAACCTACATTTGCAGGGTTTGGAGTAAAAACTGAATCGTCATTACCTGTAGTTCCAGCCCCGAATTGAATTATAAGGTTACCTGAAGAGTTAAATCTAGTTACAAATCTTTTAGGTACTCTCTGTAATTTAATAGTATTAGGTACTTTATCTGCATCAGTTCCTACATTTACTTCGTCTAAGAATACACTATCTTGACCTAAAGTAGGTACTTCGTACCATCTCGTTATTTCATCACTAGAAGAATCAGTTATTTCTAAAACTCCTATTATATTTTTATCTTCGATTGTAATAGTATCGAATTTTTTAGCTGTAGTAAAAGTTTGAGATAATGATTTAACTGTTCCAGAAAAAGCTTTGGTTTTTTTAGTTAATAAAAATTCAGTTGGTAAACCATTAGAAATTTGACTAATAACAACATCTGTTGGGTCATAGGAACTAGAAAAATTAAAATCTATTTT